TAATTACCTTAAGTGAGTATGCATGAATGATAGCTTATTAAAATTAATAAATCAATATAAAAATAGTTGACAAGTAATTGTCATTTAGGTAAAGTAGCTTTTGTCGGGGATAACAAGGAAATTTGTAATGAAGTTATACAGAATTAAATGCAAAGAGCATGAAAAAATAAATAAAGAGGACAATAACTTTAAAGTTCATTGCTATAAAATGGGAGAGCCAAAAGTAAAAAAAATAAGGTTAGGGACTAAGTTATTAATAATAATAGGGGCAATAATATTGATTACCATATATTTTTTAAAAGAGTAATTAAGTAAGAGGACGTTAGGGTAAAAGACGAGCAATCTTCTACCCTGGTGCACATAAATAATCCATATCGAAGGAATTAACATGAACGCTAAAAGTATAGCTTATAGCCATATACAAAATCAACACTCATCAATGACTGATGATATATTTAACCTATCCAGTGTCAATGGAGTGACACCAATGTTGCCTAACCAAAAAAATCTTGATACCTATTCAGAGCAATTAGTAAGCAGCTACGCTACATTTATCAATGAGCAATATGAACTCACTCTTGATATGTTGCCTCATGATGAACAAAATAAACTTGCACAACTATACATAGAATCAATCGACCGCGATATTGAGTACGCATATTATGGTTCTGACGAATCTATTAATAGTGATTTTCTATGTGCATTACTTGCAATGCTGCAAGATGATTGCCCAGAAACGCGTAAAAACTTTGCGGAAATAACACGTAAAAATATCCTTATTTATTACCAAAATATACTCAATGAAATTCTTGAAATCGCGTGCAATAATTTTCTTTATATGCAAATGAATGAATGTAATTTATATGCTCACCAGGATTTGGATCATGGTGATGTTACATGGAGGAATTCATAATGGGAGCACATATGATAAACGGCGAGCTTATACATACTTATTATGATAACGATATCGCATTCTGGGGAGGCTCTCCATGGGTTGCAACCTTCGATGGTTACGACGGCGCCCCAATTGATTACGATACACCTAGCAATTCACCAATAGGGTATGGTATGGGTGAAGATGAAGCAATAGAGAACTTATTAGGGTAAATGGAGTGAAATTATGCAATTTAAAGTTAGCCCCTTATTAAAAATAGTTACAAGCTTCAATGAAGAATCTAATAAGTGGGACGCTGTATTATTAATAGCCGATAAACAAGTCAATCATTTGCGCGGTGAGGGGCATAGCCCCCTCGAAGCGCTGCGAGATTTGAATCATTATATTGATGGAATACATAGGGATATAGAAAATTATTTAGACCAACAAGGACTAAGGAAGAGCCTGTGCACGATTTTATAACACCTAAGGAAAGAGTGACTTTTAAAAAACAAGGACGATTTGTTAAATTTATTAAACAATATTTTGTAAGGGGTAAATCATGGCACTTAGAGGAATTAAACCAGAAGCAGTCGAGAAAAGATTAAAGGCACTTTTTTATGGGGCAGCTGGAGTGGGTAAGACCACGGCTGCCATTAACTTTCCTAGGCCATATCTGATTGATACGGAAAAAGGAGCTGTTAACGAGCAATATGTGACATTACTTTCTAAGGCGGGAGGAAATATTTTTCAAACTACCGACTTTGATGATTTGGTAGCTGAAATAACAGCATTATTAACCGAAAAACATGAATTTAAAACAGTAATAATTGACCCAATTACTACACTTTATAATGATTTGCTAGATAAATCAGCATTGAAACATGGAACAGAGTTTGGGCGTCACTATAATGATGCCAATAAACAAATGAAGCATCTACTTAATCTTTTATTAAGATTAGATATGAACGTCATTATTACCTGCCATGCTAAAAATGAATATGGGGCTAATCTATCTGTTATTGGACAAACTTATGATGGTTATAAAAAGCTAGATTATCTTTTTGACTTGGTATTTGAGATTCAAAAAAGAGGTCAATCACGAATAGGAGTCATTAAGAAATCCAGAATAAATACTTTTCCTGATGGTGAAACATTTCCATTTTGCTATGAGGAAATAGCGCAACGCTATGGTAGAAATATACTAGAAAAAGACGCTATAGCCGAAGAATTAGCCAGTGAAGCACAAATTATCGAGCTAAATAAATTAATAACTTTGCTTAATATTCCAGAAGAAACCTACGGAAAATGGCTAGATAAGGCTAATTCCACAAGTTTTGAAGAAATGCCAGCACTTACATTGCAAAAATGTATAGACTACTTGAAAAGTAAAATTGTTAATGACATTGAAGTAAAACCACAATTAGTAAAAAAAGGGGCAGCAGCATGAAATTTAATGTAGTAACTGAAGAGGAAATTAATCATAAAAACTTACTTGAACCTGGAATTTATCAATTCCAGGTGCTAAATGCAGAAGACTGTATTTCTAAACGTGGAAACGAAATGATTAAGCTAGTGATTAAGGTTTGGGATAAAGATAATCATAAACCTTATATTATTTATGATTATCTCTTAGAAGCATTCCCACATAAGATAAAACATTTTACTGATGTTACTAATTTGGCTCATCGATACCAGAGCGGTGTCTTATGTGCAGAAGATTGTATAAATAATATAGGATATGCCCACGTGGTGATTAGCTCAGGCGATGGGGAATATCCCGATAGAAATTCAATTAAAGATTATGTCAAATCAGATGAAAAAATAAATATGCTGCCCAATAATCAGCAAGATATTCTGGAAGAAGAAGATATACCGTTTTGATTGACACAAAACTAAAGATAATTGATAGGGGATAAGCAGTGGATTACATAGGATAAGCACTGGAATATCCATAGGATAAGTTAAATAGTTTGTCATTCTTTAAACTTATCCACACAAGGTTATAATGATATCTATAGACTTATTACCAGGAAATTATTTTATTAAATTATTGATTTTTATTTAGTTATATGAGTTATCCCCACATCACGGTCATGCTAATAATAAATATAAGCTTTTAAAATATAATATATTGTATTTATGCAGCAAAGAAAAATTCCATAGTGCTATAGCAAATGACACACCTTTGAATTATAATACACCCCACCTTTTATACTTGAGCAAAAAATGACAACTGGGTTAAGTGAGCTAGCAAGACAGATTCAATACATGAGAGAGCTTGTGGCAGGCGTATTTACAGCTGAATTTAAAGCAAAGCTAAACAATGCCTTAGATAACATTAATAAATTTGCATCCGACCACATGATTGACCAACTGATTGGCCATATTAATAATGTATTCATGATGCTTGAATCAGAAAATATTATAGAGCACGCTGACACTTTTATACTTAAAATGACAGAGCTTGCTGAAAACGTGGATAGTAAAGATGTTGCAGAAATTATACATAACTTTAATTTAATATTAAAACAAGCAGTAGATGAAAATTTCCTAGGTAAAGTAGGAAGCATGCTTGACACTGTATCTTCTTTGAAAGCATTAGAGCACTTTGCTATGAACCTAATAGCTAGTAATCCAGTTAAAGCCTTTATGCTGCTTTCCCCATTCGGCCATGTATTATTAGAGGTTGTTACGCAATATCGAGAACACCAAAAAGATAAAATATTTGCTGATATCCTTAAAAATATGCAAGTGCAATTATTGGTTGATATAAATCATACTAGAGATATGGCTGCCGTAAAAATACAACTAGGAGCTATTTTAAGATTAATGCCAAACTATGATCGTATCCCTCAAATAGAAAAAGATACATATATTGCGATAGATCGCGTAGCTAACGACGCTATGAATAATTTGCCCCCATTAAGTATTGATGCTTTGAAATATTTGAATATAAGAGCACACCAACTTGAAACTTTTGTTAAGGATTTGTACAAAAAAGAACTGCGACAGTCATTAGAGGATGTATTAGACGGTGTAATTTCTCGTAAAGATATAGATTACGAAACATGGAAAAATTTAGTTGCGCGTACAATTTATAAAAACCAGCAGGAAATTAATTATAATTTACAATCATTAAGCTATGATGCTATAAGACGCAGCCATGGCGGCTCTAGGTTGGATGAATTAATGGCAACAGTGGCTAAGGAATTCGAAAATCAAGGCGGCAATAATTTATATTACCGTCTAGGTATAGCTATTACTAATGATCATGCAACATTGAATTTAGAAAATATAGCTATTAAGTTACCTTCATCTGAAATTAAAGAGGAAGAGTTTGCCGCTATGAACGAGAAAGATGTAGGCAAAGGTGATGCTGCTAAGAGATTACTTAATTTCTATCATAGCTCAACGGGTGCCAAAGCTCTCGTGGAAAAAGAATGGCATAAATTTATGCGTGTTAATTGTAATTTAATTGATTTCAATGACAAAGAAAAAGACGTCATTGTTTTAAGAGCGTTTCTTGAGTATTGCAAAAATACTGCTGAATATTTATTCTTCCCCCACAATATTGGTCGTGAGATTATTAATGGTGCTACCCATGTGGTCAATAATATAAGCACTTTTTTTAATAAGAAGCCTCCTTGTAAATCTATAGAAGGTTCTACTCCAATAGAAACCACACATTTTGTTAGTAAAGGCTGTCGTTATATATAATGAGGAAAACAGATGTTTGAAGCTATCATTTCTTATATTAGTAATCCAAAATTTTATCTAATGCCTGAAATAAGATTACTACGTTTATATATGTATAGGAAAGACTTATCAGATCTACTATTCATATTTAAGATGCTAGATAAAGTCAGGGCTTATGACGTATTAGGTGCAGAGCAACAACATATATTAGAAAATCTTAGGCATCACATACAAAAAGTGTTAAACGATATAGATTCATGCAAATATTGTGACGCACTCACTTTATCTAAGGCGTTGGCATTTGAGTTTAGGGAGTTTTACAGACAAAAATTTATTAAATATTTAGAGGAATTTGAATATCATATAAATACTATGAATAAACGCGATAAAGAAATTACAGAGCAAGCATTGCTTGATATGTGTAAA